CTTAGTTTGATCAGGGCAGGATCGTTTCGTTTGAAATACTTGGAGATGTCTCCGAACAACCACTCACCAGTCTCTCGAAGAATGGATGCTCGGTAACGCACCCGCTTACTTAGACCAGTTATAGCACATAGTTGATCTATGTATGGAGTGGGGTCTACCTTTTCTCTTGCATACCTACCACCCTTGTTCTTCCACCAGGCACCATCGATAGGGTTGGAATCAGACCACCTGTTGATGAACTCACGAGACTCTGCCCATCCATATGGTACGTCAGCAAGTTGTAATGCCACTGCAAGAGACAACTGGTCTCTCTTACCACCTTGCATGTACCACTCCCACCAGAGACTATCAATACTACTAGGTCCGTTACGCCAGATGACAGTTCCTAGAGGCGAGAAGAAGTTAGCAAAGTTATAGTCTGAGTTAGAAACTTTGCTGGTGAAGTCAATGATTGTCTCAGAATCAACCAGTCCTCTGTGTATATGCTCTGCACACTCTTCCAAGTAGAAGTATTTGTGTGGGTGCTGCATCAAAAAGAAGTCATGATTACTCAAGACTTTCTCACTCACCTCTATAAACTTATCATTGACAGTGTGTAATTTAGATGCGTCTATGTAAGCACTAGGTCCAGAGATAGGGCATAGTATCTTTGAGTATCTGGATAGTCTTACTGGGTCCTCGTGATAATAATCTATCAGTCTTAGTTCCCACCCATCTTGTGGGTCTACCGTGCCATCATGGTAGCAGATAGACCTGTGCTTTGTAGGAGGTAGTTGATAATATCCGTCAGTGATACTCGTATAGATCTCAAACGATGATTCCATAGTGTCTCATATAGAAATCGTGCTTATCATACTTGGCATACAGTCTAGGATTTAGTTTAGTAATTGGTTGCAACTTCCTCAGCAAATTATTTGCTGTCAGGTATTGATCAAACTTACCCCTCTGAGTATGCTTACCTCTGCGTCCTACTTTATTGAAGAACCCAAGTTCAATACCACAATCTTCTCTGTTGTCATAGAACTCTGGTTCAATACCAGTCAGTTGTCTAGCAACGTCAAAAGGAATTGTATCCCTATTGAACTTACCACTACCCCACTTATACCATGCCTCATCAAACTCACGTTGCTCGTCAGTCAGTGTTCTCCAAATGATTGTGCATTGAGGACTAGCATATTGTTTGAAGTTGTAATCAGTCTCCCCCAATTTTTCTATAAACTTCATGACACATTTCCTAGAATAGAAAGCACAGGTGTATCCTTCTAGGAGTTCGTCAAGGAAAGAGAACTTACTACCATGCCTCAACACTGAGAATGGAAATGACATTCTACTATTTCCGATAAAATCTTCAGTAAGTTTGAAGCACCCATCAATCCATACTGTATGGGTTCCTTTAGGAAAGAACTCATGTGGGTTTGCCTTTACATAAAAAGCAAAGTCCCTAGGATCTTCTATATCTAAATCCAATTCCACATATTCCCATGCTCCTACAGTGGTATCCATCTTTCCATCATGGAAACACACGTACCTAACTTCAGGATCATAGTAACTGTCTTCAGGGAACTCGTCGTAGTTATTAGTGACGCAAGTAAAAACAACCAGATCTTTTACAGAATCACCATACTCGTACGGAATATTATCAACAGTCTTATCGATGATATTCTTTACGAGATCTTTGAACCCAAAGATCTGGTACAGATTGTTCTGCAAATCAACAATGTCTTTGTTCTTTGGTTTGGTAATAGGATATGATTGAATGTATTCTTTCTTCCTACCACTGTTGCTCAAATCTATCTGTACGGGAATCCTATTGATCTTACACTCAGGTACCAGGTACTCTGCCATAGAACTAGAGATCTGATCTCTATTCACACCACCCATGTACCAGTCACGCCAGGTATTACACCACTTGATTACCTCAGGAGTCAGTCTCCTCCACAGAACACAGTTGATAGTCTGCTTATAATATTCACCACAGTATCCTCTAGAGTGCATGAGTTTTGCCATCTCTAGGATCTCAGAATGCTCAGAGAAACCATAGGTGCATAACTTATTGAACTCTGCGAACAAAGTTCTTTCATCAGGATGAATCTGAATCGTAAAGTCAAACTCCTCCATCTCTCTAGAGAACTCTACAAACTCTTTTGTAATAGGATAGGAAGCGTCTATCCATACCGTAAACTCACCCTCATCAAAGTAATGATGGGGCAAGTGTTTAGGGTGATAGGATTTTCTTACGAAGCACTCTTCAGTTTCTTCTAGAAGAACATACTCCCAAGGTGCTTTCTGAGTTTCAATTGATCCATCATGAAAACAAACATACCTACAACTGGAATCATAATATGCATCAGGAACCCAGTCATAGTCGTTTGTGATACATGTATAGAATATCAATTTAGATTCTCCTGTGGAGGGGGAACATTACCTAATGCTTGACTGATAGTACGCTCAGTTACATTACCAGGTTCCCTGATAAACCAACCAGTAGCAATGTACTTAGACTGTTCGCCAGTCAAGAAAGCACCCCGATGCATATGGGTATATGTAGCAGGCCATAGAACAATTGTTCCTTTCTTAGGATGGAACGTTTTCTCCTGGTGATAGAAGTCAGTACCTCCACCATTCTCAGGGGGGATGTCATTCAGATAGATCATCCACGTCAGCACACGGTCACGGTACAAGAAGTTACCGTTCTCACAATGCCATACATGATATCCACCACCAGGATCTGTGCGTTGGATTTTACATGTCCATGAAGAAATAGGATCAGCAGAATCAACAAGACCTTTATATTTCTGCACGTAAATTTCAAACGCTTGACCAATACACTGATTGACCTGTGCAGTAATACTTTGATCACAAATTTCTAGATACAACTGGTGATCCTTACGACCCATGCCACCCTTGGGGAACTGAGTCTTGCCTTGATTGAAATGATCTAGGGTAAACTCATTACCATCCAATGTAGTTACAGGATGGTCAGATTTTTCACCAACATAATACTTTTTGTTGTACCAGTATTCAAATACGTCAACAACACTGTCACAAAAATCCCACTTGACAAAGTTCTCAAAGACACCAATGTGTCCATAGTCCTGCATTTCTGTAAATTGAGGTTGCTCTGTCATTGTTCTTTTGCTTGGTTTAGATATACAGATGGTGGTATTCTACCACAATACTCGTCAAGTTCCATGATGTCATCAACACTATGTTCGACTGCATCACGTTCCCAAAATTCTGCTAATGCATTCTTACTACCTTTATGGAAGATGTCAATGTGTTCTTCATGGATAGCAGAACCCATATCAATTCGGTAGTTGAACAGTGGAGTTGAGTATGACTTACCACTGTCTAGGATTAGATCCTCTGATACTGAACGGGGTTTGATTTTCTGATCAATCTTCCACAGATCACCGCGTTGATGCATCTTTAGAATCTTAGTTGCATGGTGCCTGGTAATTAGATAACAAGCAGCAGAAAAATCATTGATGAATCTGTGATGTAGTTTTAGAGTAATGCCATTTGGATTGATAATAGTCAGTTGTAAACAATCAAAGTTGATTGGTACACGGCGACGTACATCTTTCCAAGTAAACGTCCAGCATTTAGCAGTACTCAGATCAACATCATCTTCCATGATGAATACTTCATCAAGGTCAGTGTGTTCAACAAAGTATTTGATTGCATTTAGATGACTCAAAACACAACCAACCTCACCAGAATTCATATTGTGAGGAATTGTTCCCTTCAAATATGATGCAGGGTCATCTTCCTTACCATCAATACCAACGATGCGATGATGGTTTTCTATCCCCCAATAATCAAACTGGTCTTCCATGTACTCACGGCGATCTGGATAACGATCCAGGTTTACCCACAGAACAAAAGGAAAACCTTCCAGTTTTTTGATTGCTTTATTCTTGTCCGTCATTAGGTCTTACTCCATCAACGACACCGCGAGCGGTCATGTAATCAATATTAGTATAGTATTGTATTTGTTGCTTCCTTGTTTTGACCTTCAGTTTTTCCCACAGTGCACGATTCTGTTCAATGTATGGGTTATGGAACCAAGAGTTCTCTGATCTAGTATGTTCCATATGAAATACTAATTCATTCATACGCATGACATTAGAACACTGATTGAATCTCACATACCTTTCATCATCTTCATAACCATAGGCAATAAACCCTTCGTTCTCTCCACCGAGTCTGATATATTCTTCCGTGTCAAAAAATTGACAGAACCCAAACTTAGCATCATAAACTTTTGCCTTGCCATTGAAGGCATTGAAGTTGAAGTTTGAATTGATAAACCGAGTCACATCGTTGTCATCGATTGTCAACTGACGTTGATAATCACCATACCCATAAGGATAGATACACTTGACAGGTTCTGGTTCTACAATACCATCTGGAGAATGCCCATTGATGATAGTATTCTGTGCCAGGATGTAAGAGTTGACTGGTAGCAGAATGTCACAATCATAGTTGACAACTACCGGAGTCTTTACCAACATCAACATGTCATTGAGGAGACGTGTCCTATGAAATGCTGTGTTATCGGGATCTGCTTTCTCAAAAATATGATGGATCTTACTAATCTTATCTACTGGTAGTGCCATGTCTAGCATGGGTACTACCTTACTCAAAAATATTGATTCTAAATCATGCTCTTTGATGATGATTTGAGTATCAAAATTGCGGAGGAGATAGATCAGACACGTTGTAACATTACGCATCCTATCAGCACTCTCAATCCTCAACGGAATGATGAATGTAGTTTTACTTAGATCCCAAGAATTTACTGGTTGGATTTGAAGATCCTCATACATTCCAAGGTTTTCAATTTCAATTCCTTCTTGTTCAATAATTTTAGACACTTACAACCTCCCAGTTGTCGCAGTATAAATCTGATGTGTTGTGATTCTTTGTGTATCCTGAACCAAACCACCTTTCAGGTGCCAGGATTTTTTTATTTGGATTCTTACTCAACCAAGATCCCCACCAAGAAAATGAAGAGTTTGCAATAATAAAATCATCACATAGACTCATCATACAAAGGTCTGCCACATTGTCTCCACCTTCTGAAACTAAAAACCGATCGTCTGTAAATTGCTCGTGACACCACTTAGGATCGTCACTAAAAATAATACAATTGCGGTCACTATCAAAGCGCGAAAGACAAGCATCGTAATACTCTTTGGTGCAAGGAGGATGGTTGTCAGAGTTAGTTAGGTAATCACCCCGACGCACATGTAAAGCAATAGGACGGTCAACCGAACCAATCAATTCAACACAGGGATCATGGATGTCATTTTTGAACTCAAAGTCCTGACGGATCTCAGATTCGATATGCTTGAACCATTTCTCACTCTGCAAATACCCATAGACATTGTGTCCATCAGGCATATTATCAAACAGATTCTGGTCAAAGTGAAAGTGTGACTCTTGAACATAAGGTCCAGGACACACAGCAATATTTGTCAACCCTGTTAGTTTGAAACACTCAAACAGTTGGTGGTCATGCCACTCATCCTCAAACTTACTAGGAGGGATACAGAAATCATATCCTTTATGTGCTGCTATTCCACGCAGTCCAGCATACTGGAACATCTGGTTTCCCAGACGCCCATGTCTGCCGAGGTGGTTGAATCCAATCATGATTGCCAGTGATAGTGAAAGAAGTTACCTCTGTGATGACACATAGGATCTTGAGAAGAGACTCGATATCGGAGCATTCTCTGCCCCTTGAAGTCAGTTCGATCCCCAATAATATTATATGCTTTCTGCATTTCTGTAACGTTTTGCAGTCTCTGAACCACCCGAGGATCAGCAGAAGGTCTTTGTCTCAAGAATCCTTCGTACTGTCCAGGTTGATACACCACACTAGAAACTGTATTGGGGAAGCGTGGTGACCTGACACGGTTCAAGATTGAAACAGCAACACACAACTCATCTTGAGTGTTACGTGCTGATTCAACCTGCACTGCTCGTGCAAGATGATCAAAGTCAAGAGGAGTCAGTGCAAGAAGTGCTTCAAGAAACATTGTGCTTTTCCTTTAGATAGTCAATTTCCTTGGGAAGGAGGTGCTCATGCAGTCTTTGGGTCTGATTAGCGTGTTCTCTGTTAGAGATGTGGTAGTGGGTTAGCACTGCCGGTTTCCCATGGTCCTTGTACAACCTATAGAACATATCACAATCCATGAGCATAGTCAACTTCTCATCAAAGTAGATGCCCAGGTTGTTACGGACTGCAAGAATGGACGGGGAACTCAGGGTGTTGACACCTTCCAGCAGTCTACTGTTCCACACAGGAGTCTTAGGATTATAATGAGTCTTGCCATCATCTAGGGTATGGGCAAACCCAGTGACTGCCCATTCTACTTTAGGATCTAGGAAAGCATTGATTAGTTCTGCGTTGAGATTCTTAGTAAGAATCATATCATCAGAGAAAAGAATCTTTAGAATTTCTCCGTCTGCCAACCGCATAGCAGAGTTAGAGTTAGCAGAAATATTTCCTCGGTTATTTTCATTACGAATGTAGTTGATCTCAAAGAGATCTTCATACTCTTCACATGCCTGCAAGACTTTGTTAGAGGAACCATGATCTGACACCCACACATTGAAATCCATGTCTGTCTGTAGAGACAACGCATGAAAAATATCAAACAAATACTGCTGGCACTTAGGGTTCTTATCGTGCGTCGGGATGCAATAACTTACAGTCATCAGCGGAAATCGCTCATAATTTTTCTAGTGAGGCGTGGAACAACATCATTGTCACTATGAAACCGTTTTGCAATTTCATAGTTCTGCTCGATTGCAGGCTTTCTCCAATCATACATTTCAGTGTCCAAATGTCTTAGGATAAGTTCAAGCTCTTCCATATCATGAAATACAATCACACCATCCATATTGAACCAATCACTAAGGTTAGGACAACCATAATAAATGGGTACAGTTTTTGACGCAAAGCAATCAATAATTTTTTCAGTAAAGTAGTTCTGTTGACGAGAGTTCTCTACTGCAATATGGAACTTAGCATTCTCAAAGAAATCATTCCTTCGTTGATGGAAAGGAGGTGATTTATGTGCATAGTATTGCAACCCATTAGATACATCTACCTTCTTTAGCATCTCAAAAATATCAAGACGCATTCGATGACCAATCGTCTGACTCTTTTCACTAGTCACAAAGGTAACGTTGTTACTCTTATCAATAATCAAATCCTTGAAGTCTAACCAACTAGACCCCCACTCAAACAATTCTGCTTGAGGATATTGGTCGATGATTTTCTGAGTGAACGTATAGATCTTATCAAAGTGATAAGCACTACGAACTGCTCCCTCAGTTACTGTAGGAAGAATTGAATATGGTTCCGCTAAGAACAAAATTTTTACATCTGCTCGCGGATCATGATCAAGATTATCAATAGAAATACTGACAGACTTACCACCAAGATCAAGATGCTTATCTTGCCAGGGATTCCACCAAAGAGGATAATATTTTACTGTCATCGTATGTCTTGAAAATGATAATGAAAACCAAAGGTGTCAATTCCTTTGTGTTCCGGGCACTCTACTTCTTTAGAGAACCTAGCGGCAACTTCCACTGGAGCAAAGACGCATCCTTGTTCCTCAAAAATGTGCCGATTGTGGATACATATGTTTCCGTCCTCGTTATATAGTCCGGCATCCATATGCTTGTAGAAGTCTCCTTCGTTGACTTCCCAGGGCACAGTCACACGCGAGGGTACTTGTAATAACTTTCTGGAACGTAAGGAAAATCCCCCATTCCCAACCCGCTGACTTTTACCCCAGGGGTCGAGATAGGCGGTTGGATCGTCTCTCCACGGGGCACCGATGTAGTCGTATTGTAACCACGAATTATCCCATAACCAAGGTCGAATAACAAAACCGTCAGGATGAATAAGGAGGCAATGCGAGGATTGAATATGATTGACAAAATTATATATGCAATAAAAATTGAAATCATTGATGCTTTGGATTGGATAAGTTTTCTCATACTGTGCTTGATCACACAGACCCTCTGGTCTTCCTTTACTGCCAAGGAATTTGACAGCACCCCATTCAATAGATTCACATGACTTATTTACCGCATAGACTGCTTCAGGTATATCAACATCTGCTAGCATAAGCAGTGTGACTTCAGGAATTTTTAGCACGTTTCACTGCTCTATTGAATACTGAGTATAAGTCTAACAGATTGATGTCAATATTTCTAGCCCTGTCATATAACTCTTCAGCATCTGATAACAATGTCTTATTGATCTTACCAAAGTCATCAACCCACAGAACCGGATAGTCTTTATATAACTCTTGAAGGTATTCATTCTTTAGCATGATAGGAACACGCTTCAGGTAGAGCACCTCCCAGTTTCTATGGCAATCTACTCCATTACCCTGAGGACAGATCATAAACTTATGATGTTGCAGTTCCTTCAAGTACTCTCGGTATCCAAGTCTTTGTCCGATGGTAGCATAGGAGATTCCACTAAACATTTCGCGGATGTTACCACGAACACTGAGGTTAGTGTGCTCTGAGTGATTGATGTACAGAAGTTTTCTGGGT